CGAGTCAGAAGGCGATTGAAAGTGAACAGAAAACTGCACTGATAGAGGTGCAGACTGATATCGCTAAAAGCAATCCAATGCTTAACCCGTATGTGTATCGTGCGACTGTGTTCCAACTTGAAGCGCTTGCTACTCAGAAGGCGCAAGAAGCTCGCTATCTCTCGGACTTTGCTAATGGAGAAAGTTCTACGCGAGCTGAACAAAAAATCCAGGCTGATGTAGCTAAAATGTTTCAAGACCTTGGTCTTGGTCGCCTGGAAACTGAAGGAAAAAAACTTGATATCGAGACTAAGAAGCTCGATCAACAAATCAAGAATAAAATCCTTGAGTCAAAGGAGTATATGAACGCTCTTCAAAAAATCCAAGTGGATTGGATGAAGGATGGAGACTTCACCCCACAACATATCTTCCAGGGGTTAATGCTCATACTCCAGAAAATGATGTAAATGTATTACCTCAAAAATCAAATAGGCTTGGCCGTCTTAATCGCCTCGCGGAGCGGGCGTAAAAAAACGGATGCGAGGTCTCCGAAGCAATCCGGAAAAAAAATGGGAGTTCGGATGAAATTTCTTCATATCGAAACCCCAAACCCTCACGGACGTAGTCCCCCAGGGGGCAGACCCTCGACGATGTAGGCGAGGAGGTCCGGCATGCAAGGATCATCAAGAGAGCGAGGCACGAGCGAACGTTGTGATCCGATACGCCGGGTATCACCGCAGCCTACTAGGAGAGGTTCCCGGTCTGCCCAAGGACGTGAGGGAACTGGTTTAAAAAAAAACAGTATACAATAAACTAATTATCAATTATGGCTTATGGTAAAAAAAGGTTCTCCTCCAGGAGGGGAACCAAACGGAAGGGTAAAAGAGGACGTAAGTCCTCAAAAAAAAGGTTGTCCTCAAAAAAAAGGTTGTCGTCAACTTATAAAATGCCGCGTGGCGGCATAAGAATGTGATGCAATGTATCTCACAAAAGGCTTTGTACTTAAATGTCGCTGGTGTCTCGACACTAGTGAATGTACCATGTGGGAAATGCATCCCTTGTCTCATGAACAAAAGGGGCGAGTGGTCGTTTCGTCTTCAGCAGGAACACCGTGTGAGCAAAAGTGCACACTTTGTCACCCTAACGATAGACGAGAAACATCTGAGGACGGACAATTCGTTGGAAAAACGCGATCTGCAATTATATTTAAAGCGCTTGCGCAAAAAAGATGAAACTGTCAGAATTAGATATTATGCGGTTGGAGAATACGGTACGAAAAATGGGCGGCCCCACTATCATATCATACTCTTCAATTCGAACGAAAGAGACATTCGTATGTCTTGGACTGATTCAAAGGGACAAGCGATTGGGCTTGTACATGTTGGAACCGTTACCCCTGCGAGTGTTGCTTATGTTACTAAATACATAATCCAGAAATATGACTATCCTGAAGGTGTTGAAAAACCATTCGCTACAATGTCTCGTGCTTATGGTATCGGCGGACGGTACTTATCTGACGAAATGGTGGCATGGCATCGCGGTGGTGACTTCAATTTCGTATGTAGCCCGGGTAATGTTAAAGGGCGGCTCCCTCGTTTCTATCGGTCTAAAATTTGGTACTCCGAGTACGATAAAGGACGTATTTCAAAGGCGGCCATGGAACTTGTACAGGAGAAGAGGCGTAAAGAAATGGAATATTGGGAAACCAACTTTCCTCTTCGTGCCGAACAGGCTCGTCTGGAGTCAATGGGACACCTTCTTGAAAGGGTCAAACAAAAAATAGCTTATTCACAAAAATTTTAAAAAATGGGAACTTATAAAGGCTTCGATTCGATCGAACTAAGAAGGCCGACCAGGTCGACCTTCAATCTCTCTCATGAAAAACGGATATCTTCCCGGATAGGGAAGCTGACTCCTGTGTTCATATCTGAAACTATGCCGAATGACACGTTTCGTGTTCATTCGGAAGTATTGGTTAAACTGGCGCCAATGATTGCGCCTATCTTTCATCGGTTGAACTTGTATGTGCACTACTTCTTCGTGCCTAATCGGTTGTTGTATACCGATTGGGAGAAGTTCATTACTGGTGGTCGGCTTGGTGCCGAGGTTACTACACCTCCTGTTCCTCCGAACTTTGGTGTAGGTGCTTTGTTGTCTCAGAATGGGGATTACTTGGCGATTGGATCGCTGGCAGATTATTTGGGATTACCGCCAATGGATGATGGTGATACGGCTTATTGGGGTGCGCGTACTCTTGATTTGATGCCGTTCGCGGCGTTCTATAAATGCTGGTACGACTGGTATCGTGATCGGAACTTTGTTGCCGACGATACTATTCTCCCGTTGGCCTCTGGTACTACTGGTAATGTTGAACTACATAAAACGCGTTATCGCTGCTGGGAACATGATTATTTCACATCTGCTCAAACTAGTACCCAAAGGGGTGCGGAAGTTCTTATTCCGATGGAGGGTAGTGCGAACCTTGTTCGTAATTCTGCTACCGGTGCTCTTATCCCTGTTGGTCGTGAGCTGGGTGTTGCTGTCAATGATGGTGAGCTGTATTCGGGAACTGCTGATGTTACCGCGAATCTTGTGCCGACGGAATTAGCGTTTGAAAACTCAACTGTATCAATCAATGACCTACGTCGAGCTAATCGCCTCCAGGAATGGCTCGAGCGGAACCAACTCGCGGGCTCTCGTTACAATGAATCTATTATGGCTCACTTTGGAAGGAGGACTTCTGATAGTAGATTGCAGCGGGCTGAATATCTCGGCGGCGGTAAGGCAGTTATTCAGATTTCTGAAGTAATGACTACTGCTTTCTCTCAGGATTCTGAGGATGCTACTGTGCCGCCTGGTAACCCGGTTGGTCGTGGTTCAACGTATGCGAACACGAATGGGTTTAGTTATAACTGTGAGGAACACGGGTTCGTGATTGGTATTCTGTCGGTTCTTCCGACGTCTGGCTATATGCAGGGTATTCCTCGAATGTTTCAGGCTCGTAATACGTTTCTGGATTATCCTTGGCCGACGTTTGCGAATCTTGGTGAGCAGGAGGTGTATGATTATGAAATCGCGGGACAGGTTGATATCAATTTACCTGTGGATCGTACTACTGCTCCGGTGTTCGGTTATCAATCCCGGTATTCTGATTGGAAGTATATTCCAAGCTCTTCGCATGGTGATTTCCGTTCGTCTCTTGACTTCTGGCACTTGACTAGGAAATTTTCTGGTACGCCTAATCTTGACGGTGCGTTCGTAACGTTTGAGGATGAACTGCAAGACCGGGTGTTCAATGTGTCGGACGTGGATACGCTTTGGATGTATGTTTACAATAAGGTGAGCGTGAAGCGATCACTTCCGTATTTTGGTACACCAAAATCGTAGTTATGAAGTTTAAATGTGTTGCCTTACCTGGTGTAAGGTGGCCCGGTGTAAAGTACTCCGGGCCGAAATTGGTGGTGCCGAATATGGCTATGTCGCTCCAGGAAATCTTGGAGCGGTTCACCCGTGGTGAGTCTCTGGAAATCGGTCGTGACGCGACCTTCGATGATGAAGGCGACGACGACCTGGAGAAAGTGGCTCACATGGACCCGGTCGATAAACAGGAATTCATCGACGGGTTAAAACAGACTCGTAAGGATTACGAGAAACAGGAGAAAAAAAGGGCCGCTGAGGAAAAGAAGCGCCTTGACACTCTGGCAGTAGAAAAACTGGCGGCTGACAAATTGGCCGCCGAAAAGGCAAAGTAAAGTACTTGATAATACTTTGCTGACTGACACCAAATGTGTATATTGATAAATGGTCACATATCTGGCGTCAGTAGAAAGCGAAAGTGTCCGGGAGTGGACATCTTATCGCGTCTATCATGGAAAGCTCACGGAGCTTCGTGGGCTTTCTCGTTTATTCGGTGGAAGAATTGAGACCCGGTATGTCTCTCCCGGGAGGTTCAAGAAGAGACAGGTCTATAACTATTTATATTTATGAAACAAGAAAAACAGGGGCGGCGAGCTCCGAGAAAAGAAGAGGTACTCGAATGGGTAAAAAAGGATTTGGAATCCTGTCACTATCTCTTGGGAGTAGTGCTAAAACTTTATCCAGAAGTTGTAGCGCGTATGGCTGATGATGTCTTTGAGACCATCATGGAAAAAGAAAAAGGCGCTGCTGTCGATCATGTAACTGCCGATTCCAATGGCAGATAAACCCGCACCAGATGGTGGTAATCCCTGGTTGAACTTTGCGTTGCAAGGTTTGATAGCTGGCGGGCAGGCGGTTTCACGCGGCGGGCCTCGCCGTCAATACAAGTGGAACAAAAAAGCGGCGGAAGACGCTAATACCATGAACCGTGCTAATGCGGAATGGGCTCTTGAACAAAATCAAAAAATTCAACAAGAACAAAGACTCTATGATTCTCCAGATGCTCAAATGGCTCGGTACAAAGCTGCGGGACTTAATCCGCATCTTATCTATGGCGGTGGGTCAGGTTCCTCAGGTGGTGCCTTCCCAATCTCCGCCCCAACAATCGCTCCGTCTAGGCTCGACGCTCCTAATGCGTCATACCCAGACGTTGCGGGCTCTTTCATGCAGGCCGGGCAGACGCTTGCCCAGACAGAACTCTCGTCTCAGAAGGCGATTGAAAGTGAACAGAAAACTGCACTGATAGAGGTGCAGACTGATATCGCTAAAAGCAA